GCAAGTGCGCCCGCTACAAGGCCGAGCTCCCGAAGCAGTGGGCTCGGCTGTCCGACTTCTCGATGGGCATGTACTTCAACGGCCTGCAATGCGGGTTCTTCGAGCACGTGCAGTACAGGGGCGGGAAGCGGTGAATAAAGGACGGCCTGCACATGCGTGACTACTCAAAGGTCTCCCCGCAGTTCTGGACCGGCGAGACGGGCCGCGCTCTCAAGAAAGCCGGCCCTGAGGCGGTCGTCGTCGGCCTGTACCTCATGACGTGCCAGCACGCCAACATGCTCGGGCTGTACTACCTGAGCGAAACGTACATCGCTGTCGACACCGGGTTGGGCTTGGAAGGGGCTTCGAAGGGGCTCCAAAGGGCCTGCGAAGCGGGGTTCTGTTCCTACGACAGGGGCTCCGAAGTGGTATGGGTGCATGAGATGGCCCGCTTCCAAGTGGGTGACAGCCTCGATGCCAAGGACAACCGATGCAAGGGCATCCAACGCGAGTACGACAGCCTCCCAGAAAACCCGTTCTTGCATGCCTTCTTTCAGAGGTACAGCGCCGCTTTTCACCTCACTTCTGATCGCGGCAAATCGAAGGGGCTGGCAAGGGGCTCCAAAGCCCCTCCGAAGCCAGGAACAGGAACAGGAACAGGAGATAGAGCAGGAGCAGGAGCAGGAGCAAGAACACGAGCAGGAGCAGGAATTGATTCCGGCGAGGCTCGCGCCATCGCCGGGCCGAAGGGCTCCGAGGTCTGGCGGTCCTACTCCGCGGCCTACGCCGAGCGCTATGGAGCGGAGCCGGTGAGGAACGCCAAGGTCAACTCCCAGCTGGCGAAGCTCGTCGACCTGCTCGGCGCCGACGAAGCGCCTGCCGTCGCAGCGCACTACCTTGGCAGCCAGAACGCCCTCTACGTCAACGCCGGCCATTGCACCGACCTGCTGGTGCGCGATGCGTCGAAGCTCCGCACCGAGTGGGCCACTGGCCGCAACGGGCATCGACGCGATGCCATCGAAGCCGACCGCATCAGCGCAACCGGGGCCATGTGGGGCCGGATCGCCGAAACCCTGAAAACCGAACAGGTGCAGTGATGGACCGAACGACCGAACTCGTCCAAGCCCTCGCCGTCACGGCAGAGATTACCGGATCGAACCTCTCCGACGCCGCGGCGACGGTGATGGCTCGCGACCTGATGGCCTACCCGCACGGCCAGATCCTCGCGGCGCTGTCGCGCTGCCGGCGCGAGCTCCGCACCCGCCTGACGCCGGCCGAGGTGCTGGCGCGCATCGACGACGGCAGGCCTGGGCCGCAAGAGGCGTGGGCCATGATCCCGCAGAACGAGGCCGATTCGGTCGTCTGGTCCGAGGAGATGGCCCAAGCCTGGGGCAAGACCCGCCACACCGACAACAAGGCCGCGCAGAAAGCGGCGTTCTGCGAGGTGTACGCGCGGCTCGTTTCAGACGCCAGAGCAGCAGGGCAGCCGCCGAAGTGGACGCCGAGCCTCGGCCACGACGCACGGACGCGCGAATCGGCGATCACCGAAGCCGTGAAGCTCGGCCGGCTGTCCGCTGAGCACGCGGCTGACCTGCTGCCGTACACACCGAAGGCCGAACTCCTGCGGCTGGCAGGCAAGGCTGTGCAACTCATCGGGAGCGACAAGTGACCGGCACGAAGGTTGGCCGCGTGAGCATCGCGCACCGGCTCATCGCCTACATGCAGGGGCGCGAGCATGTCAGCGCGCTCGAGGTTGCGCAGGCGCTCGGCGAGGAGCGCACGGCCGTAGCAAAAGCATTCCGCCGGCTCAGGGCCTGCGGTGTCGTCGTCATCTCGAAGACCGGCAAGCATGGCGGCAGCGGCAACCCGAAGGCGCCGGTGCTGTTTTTCACGCTCACCGGCAAGGCCTACGAGACGCGCCGAGCGCCTCCGCGCGAGCCCAAGCCAGCGAAGCCGAAGGCGACGTCGAAGGCGCGCGCGCCGACTGCGGCGCAGAAGGAAGGCAAGTCGAAGATTGCTGCCAGTACGCCGCGGGCGCAGCTGGTGTATGGCGACGTCATCGTGCCGCCGACGGTCAAGGTGACGCTGTGCCCGAGCGGCCGCGACTTCCGATTCACGTGCCGGCCGGAGGAGGTGACGGGCGTCATCACGGCGGACTGGCGCGCTCGTCGCCTGCTGGAGCACATGTGAGCGTATCCGTCACCAAACCGCTATCGCGCAAGCAACTGCGCGTGGTGGAGCTCGTTGCTCAAGGCCGCATGAACAAAGAAATCGCGGCCGAACTCGGCACTGGAATGGGAGGCGTCATCAGCCATCTCAAGGAGATCCAGTCCAAGGCAGGCCCAGGAGAGATCCGTGATGGCTGCGCCCGCAGTTTCGCGATCTGGTGCTGGCGGTACCTGCAGGGGGTGCGGGCGTGATCCTGATCCCTCTGCGCACATCCTCCGGACTCAACATGCGCGAGCACTGGACCGCGAAGGCCCGCCGCGTCAAGCGTGAGCGCACCATCGTTGGGTTGGCCCTCATGGGAAAGAAGAAGCCGGCTATCCCGTGCAGCGTGCTGCTCACCCGCGTCGCTCCGAGCAACGGGCTGGACGATGACAACCTCGTTTCAGGGCTCAAAGCCGTCCGCGATGAAGTCGCAGCGTGGATAGGTGTTGACGACAAGCTGTCGTCTCTCGTGCGCTACCGCTACGCGCAGAAGCGCGGGCCATGGGGCGTCGAGATCACGTTCGGGCCGCCGGTCAGGACGGGCGATGTCGCCGTGGAGATCGCAGCATGACCTGCGCCGACTGCCAAGCCGCCCAGGCCAACCCACATCACGCCACGTTCGCCGGCTCCTGCGACGACTGCGCAGCCCGCATGCTCGCGCACAGCCATGAGGCGAGGGAGGCAAGGTCGCTCGGCCAGGTAACGCCGTCATATCGCCGCGCTCTCGGCAATGCGTTCGGATCGGCGTGGCGAGAAGGACATGAGCGCGTCAGGCAATGGGCGCAGCGTCTGAAGTAGGGGCACAGAGATGGCAAAGGGCATGAAGACAGGAGGGCGTCAGAAAGGGACGCCGAACAAGGTGACCCGCGAGTTGCGGGAGATGGTGCTCGAGGCGCTGGACTGCGCCGGCGGCGTGAAGTACCTGACAGAGAGGGCGAACGACCCAAGAACGGCCAGCGCGTTCCTTTCGCTCGTGGGAAAGGTACTGCCAATGCAGATCACCGGATCCAACGGCGGGCCGGTGATCGCGCGGGTTGAACTCGTCCCGATGACGAATGCAGACAGCAAGGGTTGAGCTTCCTCCAAAGCTGATCCCGGTTTTCTCGGGAGAAGCTGACACCCGCTGGTCCTGCGGAGGCCGCGGGAGCGCAAAGACGCGCTCGTTCGCCACTATGGCCGCGGTGTACGGCTACCGCTACGGCGCCCAAGGCATCAGCGGAATCGTCGTCTGCGCGCGCCAGTTCATGAACTCGCTGGCCGATTCGTCGCTCGAGGAGTGCAAGCGCGCGATCGAGGCTGAACCTTGGCTGAGCGCCTACTACGACGTGGGCGAGAACTACATCAAGAGCCGCGACGGCCGTATCTCGTTCGCCTTCTCAGGGCTGGATCGCAACATCCTGTCCATCAAGTCAAAGGGCCGCATCCTCGTGCTGTGGGTGGACGAGGCCGAGCCGGTCACCGATGCGGCATGGGACATCGTGATCCCGACGCTTCGTGAGGAGGGCTCGGACTGGAACGCCGAGCTGTGGGTGACGTGGAATCCAGCGAGGAAGACGGCGCCGGTTGAATCTCGCTTCCGATACAGCAAAGATCCTCGTTGCAAGGGCGTCGAACTCAACTGGCGCGACAACCCGAAGTTTCCCGCCATCCTCGAACGCAAGCGGCTCGCGCATCTCGCAGAGCGCCCGGACACCTACGGCCACGTGTGGGAGGGTGAGTACGCCACGGTCGTGGAGGGCGCGTACTACGCCAAGTGCCTGACCGAAGCGAAGCTCCAGGGCCGTATCGGCAAGGTTGGCCCCGACCCGCTGATGACTTACAGGGCGTTCGTCGACATCGGCGGGACGGGCGCGAAGGCTGATGCGTTCTCGATGTGGATCGCACAGTTCATCGGGCTCGAAATCCGCGTGCTCGACTACTACGAGGCCGTGGGCCAGCCGCTGGCGACACACCTCGCGTGGATGAGATCCAAGGGCTACACGCCCGAGCGGTGCCAGATCTGGCTGCCCCACGACGGCGCGACGCAGGACAAGGTGCATGACGTGTCCTATGAATCCTCGATGCGTCAGGCGGGCTACACGGTCACCGTCGTGCCGAACCAGGGCAAGGGCGCAGCGAAAGCGCGCATCGAGGCCGGGCGAAGGTTGTTCCCGTCCTGCTGGTTCGACGAGGAAAAGACCGAAGCCGGTCGCGCCGCTCTAGGCTGGTACCACGAGAAGCGCGACGAAGACCGCGGGATCGGTCTCGGCCCTGAGCACGATTGGTCAAGTCACGCGGCAGATGCGTTCGGCCTGCTGTGCATCGCCTACGAGCCCCCGAAGGCATCCAAGCCCCTCAATATCAACAGGAGATTCGTCCGATGACGACCGAAGAACGGATTGCAGACCTGCTGGCCCTTGCGGCGCCGCTGAGGGAGATGCACGACGACGACCCTGCAAAAGAGCCGCTGGGCGGGATCATCGATCAGATCAACCGCCTTCGGGAGCAGCAGGACAAGGAGCGTCGTTTGAGCCGGCCAGAGGCCCCGGAACTTTCGGTGCGAGAGAAGCTGGAAGCCGCCGGGATCAAGGTCGATAAGCGCTGGAGCGATGCGCGCTGCCATGCGGAGCTTGAGAAGGCCAAGAAATGAAGATGACCGACGAAGAGTTGCGCTCTTGGATCGAGCGCCAGGAAAGCAGGGCGAAGCGGCCAGAAGTCGCCTACGAGCAGGCGATGGCGATGGACTACTACCTTCGTCGCCCGTTCGGCAACGAGGAAGACGGCCGCTCGCAGGTCATCAGCTCCGACGTGTGGGACGTGGTGGAGGGGATGACCCCCATCATCCTGAAGCCGTTCGTCTCGTCGTCTGATGTGGTGCAGTTCAACCCCGTCGGTCCTGAGGATGAGGAGGCCGCAAAGCAGGAGACGGACTACCTGAACTACGTCGTCACGCAGCGCAACGACAGCTTTATCCAGTTGACCGCTCTGGCGAAAGCCGGCCTGCTGCAGAAGAACGGCATCGCGAAGTACTGGTGGGACACCACCCGTCGGGTGTCGATCAGGACGCTCGAAGGGCTGACTGACGACGAATACACGTCGATCGTCAACGACGACGAGGTGACCGTGCTCGAGCACACGTCTACGCAGGCGATGCTGATGGATATGCCCATCACGCTCCATGACGTGAAGATCCGCCGGGTGGAGAAGGAGGGCTGCGCGAAGTACAAGGTCGTTCCTCCCGAGCAGTTCCGGATCGTCGGTGACGATCCCAATCCGCAGAACTCGTCCTTCGTTCAGCACATCGAGCCGAAAACGATCTCCGACCTCCGGGAGATGGGCTACGACGTGCCAGACGACATCGCGGACACGTCGACCGAAGACCCGACGCTGGAGGCGACCTACGCCGCGCGCGCACAGAACCGTGATGCCATGGCGACGCTCGACGATGGACGGGGGAATCCTGCAACCCGCGAGGTGTGGTTCAAAGAGACTTACGCCAGGGTCGACTATGACGGCGACGGCGTGGCCGAGCTCCGCCGGATCTGTCAGGTTGGTTCGACCATCCTCGCCAACGACGAGATCGAGGAGATCCAGTTTGTCGGCTGGACGCCTTACCAGCAGCTTTTCCAGTTCGACGGAAGGTGTCCTGCTGACGAAGCGATCGAGATCCAGGACATCAAGTCCACGCTGTGGCGGCAGAACCTCGACAACATCTACACGATCAACAACAACCGGGTGTTCGCGGGAAACCGGGTCAACCTCGATGATCTGCTGGATAACCAGATCGCGGGCGTTGTCCGGGTGGACTCCGATGTGGTCGGCAACCAGGTGCAGGCCCTGCCAATCACGCCGCTCGGCCCGGTGATCCAGCCGGCGATCGAGTACGCGGACAGCGTGAAGGAAAACCGCACCGGCTTCACCCGCTACAACCAAGGCATGGACGCCGACAGCCTGAACAAGACGGCGACGGGCGTGCGGCTGATCCAGCAGGCGGGCAACGAGCGGGTTGCGCTGATCCAGCGCGCGATGGCAGAGCAGGCGATCAAGCCGCTGATGCTTGGGCTGCACAGGCTTTGCAGAAGCCATGCCACCAAGGCCGAGACCGTACGCCTCCGCGGCAAGTGGGTGCAGATCGACCCTCGGACTTGGGCTCAGCGGTATGACATGACCGTCTCCGTTGGCCTCGGGACCATGGACAAGTCGATGGAGCTGCAGGCTCAACAGCAGCTGATCGGCATGCAGACCGGGCTCGCTCAGGCGGGCATCTGCACGCCGGAGAACATGTACAACGCCGCAACCAAGTTCGTCGAACTGATGGGCGAGAAGAACGCAGACAAGTACTTCACTCACCCGCAGAAGATGCCGCCTCCTCCCGATCCGACGCAGAACCCCGAGATCATGCTGAAGATCAAGGAGGCGCAGCAGAAGGACCGGGAGTTGGACCAGCACGATCGTGAACTGGATCAACTCGATGCCCGCTTCGGCCTCGACGCCAGGAACGCGGAGCTTGACGCGCTTGAGCGCCACCAGCGGCTGACGATGGAAGTGGCGAGCCACGAGCGCGAGATGACCGCTCCGGCGCCGACCGACCTTCAGGCAGAGCAGCAAGCCCATTCACAGGCGCTTGACATGCGCAAGCAGGAAATGGCCGAGCGGGGCCAGGAGCACAGCCAGCAGATGGCGGAAGCCGCATTGGAGGCCGACGATGGACAAGCATGAAGCCGCGATGCAAAGGGGCGAAGAGGCCTCCCGCATTCTCAACAGCGAACTGTTCACCCGGGCGTTCGAGGACGTGCGAACAGCGCTCCTGAAGCAATGGGAGCAGATGCCGGTAGGCGACACGGAAGACGCTCAGGACATCCATCGCCGGCTGAAGTGCCTGCAGCAGGTCAAGACCGCTTTGGTGGAGCACATCCGCACCGGTCGGATGGCCGAGAAGGAGCTTTCCGCGATGGAGAAGGCCCGGCGCGCGGTAAGCGGCGCCATTCATCGAATGAATCCACTTGCACAGGCCAATAGGAACCGTTAATATGCATGCTCAAGTCGATCAGCAACTCCAGGCGGATACGGAAGGTGCAACGCCTACCCCGGAGCCAGGAAGCGAAGACGAGGCGATTGCCCTGCTTAACCAGCGGGCACAGTCCAAAGCGGCGGACCAGGGTCAACTGACCGACGAGCCTGCAGAGGAACCGGAAGACGGGAACCAAGAAGGTGACCCCGGCGAAGGCGACCCGCAGGAAGACCTCGACGAAGTTGAACTCGAAGGGAAGACCTATCGGCTTCCCAAGGCGGTCAAGGACGCTGTTCTTCGCAAAGCTGACTACTCCCGGCACGTCCAGGAAGTCACCGCGCAGAAGAAGGACTACGCGCAGCGCATCGAAGCGGTCGAACTCATGGTGCAGGGCGCGCAGGAGTACGCCAAGGCTTTAGCCAAGGTGCACGAACTGGATGCCCAACTGAAGCAGTTCGAGACGGTCGACTTCGACAGGCTGGAGACCGAAGACCCGGCGAGGGCTTCCGTCTTGGCTCTGAGGCTCATGCGGCTTCAGCAGGCCCGCGAAAAAGCTGCCACCGACGCCCAGGGCGTTAGCAAGCAGCTCGCCGAGTCGAGGGCCAAGGATGTGAACGCCAAGCGGCAGGACATGTTCAAGGCACTCGCGAAGGACTTTCCGGGCGGCTGGACCGACGAGGCTGGCGCCAAGGTCACGAAGACAGCCCTTGCGCATGGCTGGACCGAGGCGGAACTCACGAGTCTTACCGACCCGCGGCTGGTGCTGATCCTTGAGAAGGCCAGGAAGTTCGACGCGATCCAAGAGGGACGCGCGAAAGCACTGGACAAAGCCAAGGACGCACCGCCAGTGGCGAAACCGGGTGCGCCGCGCCGTGTCGATCAACGACAGGAAGCGCTGCAGCGGTTTCAGAAGACAGGCTCGCCTGATGACGCCATCGCGGTGTTTCAGGCAATGGCAGCGGCGCGACGTTGATAAAGGAGTCGCCTCGCTGCCATAGCGAGGTGATTCCGTGGCTGTTCCCAGCAATACGCTCCAGACCTACCAGAGCAACAACAACGCCGAAGACGTTTCGGACGTTATCTACAACGTCTCTCCCTTCGATACGCCCCTCCTCACGATGGGCAAGAAGGGATCCGCCGAGGCCACTTACACCGAGTGGCCGATCGAGAGCTTGGCGTCTGTCGACACGTCGAACGCCAACATCGAAGGCGACGACGCCACCACCGACCAGAGCACGACCCCGAGCCGTGTTGGCAACTACTGCCAGCTGGTGGACAAGGCGTTCCAGATCTCCACCACGCAGCAGGCGATCCGCAAGTACGGTGTCGGCGATGAGTGGGCGCACCAGAAGGTCAAGTTCGGCCGTGCGCTGAAGAACGACATGGAGGCGATCATCTTCCTGAACCAGGCCCGCGTGGTGGGTCTGGCAGGAACGGCGCAGAAGATGCGCTCGCTGCCGTCGTGGATCACCACGAACAAGAACCGCGGCGCCTCCGGTGCGAACGGCTCGGCCACCACCGCAGCCACGGACGGCACGCAACGCGACTTCACGGAATCGCTGTTCCGCGACGTGATCGTGCAGTGCGCGACGAACGCCAACGAGATGCCGACCGTCGTCATGGCGGGCATCACTGGCCGGGCGAATCTCTCGTCGCAGCTCTCGGGCAACACGACGAAGTTCAAGGACATGCAGGACGGGAAGCTGAACGCTTCGATCACCGTCTACCGCTCGGACTATGGCGACCTGAAGCTGGTGCCGAACCGCCGCATGCGTGAGCGGGACATGTTCTTCCTGAACCCCGACTACATCGGCATTCGCACGCTCGAGCCGATGCAGTTCGTCGAGCTCGCGCGCACGGGCCTGTCGCGCCGGGCGCAGATGTGGACGAACTACACGTTGGAGGTGTCCAACGAAGCCGCGCACGGCGTGCTGGCCGACCTGAACACCTCGCTGCTCTGAGGCTGACATGGGTCAAAGCATCGTTCAGAACTCGGACGGCTCGGCCGGCCTGCGCGGCCCTGGCGGTGGCGCGGGAGAGATGGTCATCGTCAACTTCCCGTACACCGCCAGTTCGGTGGACCAGACGATCTTCACCGCCTCCCGGAAGTACATCGTCAAGGCCATCATGGGCCGCGTCGACGTGGCGGGGTCGGACGGCAGCGCCGTTACCGCGACCATCCGCAAGGCCGCATCAGGCACGGCGCTGACCTCTGGCACTGCGTTGCATTCGGGCACCTTCAATCTGAAGGGGACGGCGGCGACGAACCAGACGCTGACGCTCTCGACGACGGCGAGCGATCTCATCATCGCCGCCGGCGATTCGATCGTCTGCGACTTCACCGGAACGCTCACCGCGGCGGTGGGCACGATCTCGGTTCACCTCTGCCCGGCATGAGCTACACCGTCGCGGAGGCTGTCATGCCGCACGACAGCAACAACCTCGTACGCGGCAAGTGCAACGCGATCTATGTCGGCGTCACCGGTGACGTGACAGCCGTCATCGGCGGGGCTGCGGTTCTGTTCAAGGCCGCGCCTGTCGGGATCCTGCCGATTTCGGCTACCCGGGTGAACTCGACCGGAACCACGGCAACCAACATGGTTGCGCTGTACGGGAGCGCCTGTGGCTGATTCCGTCTATCTCGGCGGGATGACCAACACGACGCTTCATTACGAGGCGGACGGTACGGTAATCGTCGAGGAAAAGCAGGACTGCGAAGCCATCCTCGACGACAACCAGCGCAAGCGGGACCACCGCTTCGATGCATGGAGCCCGGAAGGGTTCGTGCAGGAAGTGGCGCAGGTTCCGGAGGTGGTCTACCTCGCGAAGTGCCGAGAGATCGGCCAACAGCCGTTTGCCTCGCCTGACCTCGCGATGGAGCTGATCCTCGCTGACCCGCAGTACGCGAAGTTCAGCACCGCGCCGACGCTCTCGGACCCTCATATCCGCATGCGGGGCGCCCGGTGAGCTCCATCACGACGATCTCCGACCTGTATACGGAGATCACCCGTCTGATGGACGGCGAAGACCCGACCGTCTCTGACCTGTCGGTGTCTTCGCTGGCGCGGATGCTCGAGCTCGCCCAGCGCAGGATCTACCGCGACGTTCGCTCACGGTGGAACGAGCGGCCGTTCCAGGCCGTCTTGGTCTACGGGAACCTCGCCACGCTGCCTGATGATTTTCAGGAAGCGTCGATGGTGCACTTCGGGCAAGGCCCGCTGTACCCGGTGACGGAACAGGTGATCCAGGAACGCCCGAACGCGACCGGGAACGCCCGCCTGTTCGCTCACACCGGGGCGGATCTGATGTTCTGGCCTCCCGTGGCTGATGGGACGGCTGTTCAGGGCAGGTACTACGCCACCCTGCCGGACCTCACGGACGACAACCTCGCGCTCAATCGGCTGTTCCAGAACGCGGATGACCTGTTCATCTACGCGGCCCTCGTCGAGTCCGCGCCGTTCTTCGGCGAGTCGGACAAGTTGCCGATCTGGGAAGCGAAGTACTTGCAGATCGTCGAGCGGCTGAACAAGCGCAACCACCGCTCGGCCTACGGCATCGGGCGAATCGTCATGAGGCCGTCCGCCAGGATCTGCGGCAAGGGCTCTGTGCCCATGGGTTCGAGTGGTGACAGCAGCGTCACCCTGCTTTCGGGAGATCCGCTCGTTGCGGATGTCGCTGGCGCGGCGGATATCGGAGTCGACACATGATGCAAGGCCGGCTGTCGATCTCGACCCGCCCGGGTCAACAGATCGCTGTTCTCAAGGCCGACAACACGCCGGCCACGCTGTATTCCGACGTGGCGGGTTCGTCCACGCTTTCGTCGCACATCGTCACGACGAACGCGTACGGCTCGGTCGTCATCTACTGCTCGGGGGCTATCAGGCTCGTCTCGGTAGCGACCGGAACGGTCCTGCGGGATCAGCTCAACGTCATTCCGCTGGACCTGACGCCCGCCAACTTCTCGGGCTCGTCGGACCTCGACAAGCTCCAGCAGGCCATCAGCGCAGGCTCGGCAACTCAGGCCGTGCACTTGGTCGATGACCTCAGCGTCTCGGTGGGAGGATCGACCCTCCTCAACGCTCCGGATGCGACGCACATCCGCGGGGACGGGATCAACACGTCACTGTCAGTCACGGAAACGTCCCTGTCTGGCTCGTCGTCGATCATCGACATGAACGCCGATGGGCTGGTGGTCGAGAACCTGACCGTCGACCTGAACAAGGCCGATTCCGGGGCGACGACGACGTGCATCTTGGTCACGCCGGACCACAACGACGTCGTATTGCGCGGGCTGAAGGTCGACGCGCACGTATCGCTGCTCTCGGGCACGCAGGACCGCCCGGTATTTCTGGTCTCGGCAGCGAACACCAGCGTCGAGGGCCTGCGGTACGACTCGCTCACGGCCAAGAACTTCGGCCGCGCCTACACGCGCGACAACGCCAACACCTCGAACTCCAAGCGCATCAAGGGCACGTTCAACACGTACCAGAACGCTTGGCGGACGGTCTACACATTCAACGCGCCGAGCGGATCGATCGAAGACGTTCTGGTGTTCGGCGACACCTTCGACACCCATGCGGGGACCGTCAACAACGACCCAAGCATGGGGTCCGGGAACAACGCCGTAGGAAACGTCGGCGTGAAGGGCGGTCGGATCATCGGCTGCCACGTGTCCGGGTTGTTTGGTGCGCTGTGGCACGTCGAGGAAAACACGGACGGAGCTCTTGCGCTTGGCAATACCGCCGTCATGCGCAACGCATCGGCGAGCGATGGTGCGTTCGAATGGCTGTCCAACAACGTCGGGACGGGCTCGCAGATCACGCCCCTCCATCTGGCGGCGATCGGCAACGTGCTTCGCTCTACCGATGGGGTAGGGGTAGGGCACTACCTGCAGAGCAATGGGGCTGATGCGGCCCAGTGGAGCCTCGCCCTCGGCAACATCTACACCGGGTTTGATGTTGGCTTCAGGGCTGCGACCGAGACGCGCTCGGTGCTCATCAAGAACAACATCCTTCGGGGCGTGACGACGGGTCTTCGGCTGACCCGCTGCTCTCTCCTGGCGGATGGGAATCTGATCGAGGCATCCAGCGATCCCTTGCACGTGGGACGAGGCGGTTTGCTCGGGTCGGTCCACTTCGCGAACCTCTCGTCCGCAACCGCGGCGATGTCGTCATGGGGCGTCACCGATGGAGGCCCTCAAGCCTTCACCGAATGGACGTGGGAATCCGAGTTGTTCTCGGTGGCGAGCGGCACCTCCTACATCGACATGGGGCCGATGCCTCAGAAGATGTTCGGACGGATGTCCGTTGCCATGTCATTCAATGGTTCCATCTGGCGGAACATTGAGACAGACGTGTCATGGGACGGCGCCACGTTCGCCCCCGCGACGACCGGTTCGGCTGAAGTCAAGCTCTATTCTGGCGCCGGGTCTATCGCCGTACTTCCTGCAAACAACAGCGGGAACCTATCGATAAAGCTGACGAACGGAGGAGCAACGACAGCGGCCTCTGCCCGCCTACAGGTGCGCTTCCACTCCGGGCAGATGATCGTATGAGGACCGTACAGAGTCTCCCGGAGGCCGAGTCCCTCGACGAGGATGCGCTGCTCTATGCGCTTCGTCCGAACGGGGTCGGCGGGTATGAGGATGTCAAGGTCAAGCGCAAGCACCTTGGTTCCGGAGAAGACGCGGCCGAGGCTGTCGCAGCTGCCGCTGCCGCGCAGGCCACCGCGAACACCGCTCTGGCCGCTGCCCAGGGTGCTGTTTCAGGCCCGGCTTCTTCCTCCAACAACTCGCTCCCGCTCTGGTCGACAGACAAGACGCTAAAGAACACGACTCTGACCGGCATCCTGAAGCTGACGGCCGGCGTTGCTGACGTTGCGACTCCGGGGGCGGATCTGCTGACGCCTGACGGCGTGGAGATCGCCTCCAACAAGACGCTCATAGCGCCTGCTGTAAGCGATCAGGTCGCAAGCGGAGCATTCGAGCAGCACGGATACGGCCGGACCATCTGGACCGACATCCTCACCGGCACGGTCATCAACCCTCACGTGCCGACGTACCGGGCGATCACGGCCGACGTGTCGCTGACCTTCTCGCCGGCCCTGAACAACGGCGAGGACGGCGAGCTGCTGCTCAACAACACGTCCGGCGCGGATCACGCTGTCACGGTCAACGGGGCGGGCGGCGGCTTCTATTCCAACTCGCTCGGCCAGCTCGTCTCCTCGGGCACGTTCACGATCAAGGCGGGCGACGTCCGGCGCATCGGCATCACCAAAGATCCGATCCGCTCGGTCCCGACCTTCTACGGCGAGCAGGACAAGCCGGCGCCGAACGACTACAACACGGCGGTGCAGGTCGCGTCGGCTGCAGGCACGGTCGACATCTCGAGCAACTCGAGCCTCAACGTCGCGATGACGGGCACGCAGCAGGTGACGGGATTCACCGCGGCCCCCGCAGGCACGACCCGCTACCTGTACATGGTCGATGGCCCGAAGTTCGCGCCGGGCACGGATTTCATTGTCCAGGGCGGCTACACGCTCAACCTCGACGCGTCTGCGACTGCTACGGCGCTGGCACTGGACAACGCCGGGAAGTGGCTGCTGAGCGATGTCGCCCGGGCCGACGGCGAGCCGGTCAACGGCTTCATCACGGAGCAGCAGATTGCCGCGGCGGCCACAGTGAGCCTCGCGACGCTGCCCGGCAAGCATGTCCGGGTCACGGGCTCCTACAGCGGCAACATCACCAGCTTCGGCGCGCCCGCGGATGGCAAGACCTACATCCTGCGCTTCGTGACGAGCGGGTCTCCGACGATCGTTCACGACCTGACGAAGATCGTGCTCCCAGGTGGGCACAACTGGGTCATCGAGGCTGGCGATCAGGCGCTGGTGCGCTACCTCACCAACCTGGGCGCGTGGCTCGTCATACCGCAGCCCATCAGCGGCCAGGCGATGGAAGGGTTCGTCGGCGCGCAGACCATCGCATCGGCTGCGACCTGCGACCTGTCGACCGTGCGCGGCCACAGCGCCTATGTCACTGGCACGACCGGCATCACGAGCTTCGGAACGCCGACGCGCGACCTGTTCCGGATCGTGCAGTTCCAAGGCGCTTTGACCATCACGCACGGGTCGGCGCTGCAACTACCAGGCTCGGCCAACTACACCACAGCAGCCGACGAGAGCCTGTTCGCCTACTACTCGACCGCGCTCAGCAAGTGGTACGTGTTCGGCGTGCAGCCTCGCAAAACGCGGCCCGATGGCTTCGTCTATCGGGGCGCCCTCGCGAGCATCCCGGCGGCGAGCGGGTACGTCGTCGGCGACCGGTCGATGATCGATTCGGGCTTGACCGTCAACGGCATCACGCTGCAGCCATTCGTTCTGCAAGTGACGCAACTGTCGGACGGCACGAAGGTTTGGAAGCCGCCGTTCAAGCAGACGCTCATCAGCCGTGCGGCCCTCCACGCCAGTCCGCTCGGCTCTGGCACTGCTGCAGGCACTTCGCCCAATGCGACCTGTGTGCTGCTGTCCGATGCCGGCACTTTGCCCGCCGGCCTGCTCACCGTGTCGGGCCTGCGCTTCTGGGTTGACGCCCTCGTGCTGCGCGGAACGGTGACAGCCACTGCCGACGCGACGTGCAAGGTCGGCGGCAGTGTTGTCGCGCGCGCGAACAGCATGGCGAACAACGCCAACGCTACTGGCCGCATATCGGGCGGGCTGTGGGTCATCGACTCGAGCAACCAGATCTCAACCGGCATGCTGCCGGCCGGTGGTGTTGGCAACGCCGCGTCGAGCCTCGCGCTGACGCTCAGCGGATCAAGCGCTCAGACGGTGAGCTTTGAGATCGCCAGCGCGACCGTGAACGACACGTTCACCCTCGACTCGTACGCCTTCGGGATCGAGTGATGTCGCGCATCATCGACTTCCACAGGCGCGTGCAGGTATTGCGCAGCGGAACGGTCATTGTGCCGCCGCCGCCTCCTCCCCCGCCACCGCCTCCCGGTCAGTACTACATCGTCGGCCAGAAGATCTACGCGCCGGGTGGCGCCGAGTTCATTCCCATGGGGATGAACTACGGGCACAACCAGCTTTATGGGGCTGCAGATCCCGTCGAGGACAAGACGATGGGGGCCAATGCCGTGCGAATCATCATGCGCGAGCGGCAGGGGCCGGTTGTGGACATCCCGGACGGTGACCCGACCGGCTCGGGGCATTTCGACCCCGCCTACTACACGGACCTGACCGATATCGTCGTCAACGCCGCGTACGCGCAAGGGCTGGCGATCGATCTCGCGTTCGACTCGAACTGCGACATCAACTGCCACCCAGACGCCGAGTGCTTCTTCGACGGCAGCGGAACGGCGCAGAACGTCTACAACAACGCTGTGCTCAGAGCGCGGTTCAAGTCGCGCACTGTCGAGGCTGTCGACCGCTACAAGGACAAGATCGTCTTCGTCGAGAACGGCGTGGAACCAGCCAACGCGGACAGCACGATCACCGCCACGCAGATTCAGGACTTCCAAGAGGAAATGATGGACGCGATCCTTGCGATTGCGCCCAATGTCCTCTTCATCGTCGGCGGCCGGGCCTACCAGAACGGCCGCGTCGGCAGTTGCTACCGCGCCTCGTGGGCCACGAAGTACCCGAACAAGATCATCCTTACGTGTGATTTCCTGTCGGGCGCGATCACCAACGGTGGAACGGCTGGATTCGACACGCGATTCGCGAACCTCACCGGTGCTCGCACGACGTTCGGCGTGCCGGTGATCTGCCAGCAGCTGGGCGACAACATCTCCGACGACACCGCAAACGATGACCTCCTGAAGCACGCGTTCGAGGCGCACAGGCTAGCTGGTGTCGGCGCGCTCTATTGGGAGAAGGTCACGCCTTCATCTACGTCGTTCGGCTGCTACTACACGAGCACCGGGCCGCGGGTGAAGAACAACACCCGATACACCACCTGCTCTGACGCATTTCATGCGGTAACTGGACCCTGAACGAGAAGGACTGACGAATGACGACGGTAGCCGCAGGCTCATCGAGCACCTACACATTCACCGGCTCACAGAGCGTATCGGTCACGCTCGACCCGGGAGAAACCGCTCTGGTGGAGATCCGCCGGGGCGGGGTGATCATCTCCTCGCAGCAGGTGACGGGGAGCCGAACCCTCGGCCCGTACATCTCCGGGGACGTGATGAGCCTCACGGCGATTCGCGGGACGGTGGACTACTCCGTTTCCGACGCGACCTCTGCCGCAACGGTGGCGGCGCCATCGAACCCAACGGCATGGTTCAAGTTCGACGAAGGAACCGGGACGACGGTTTCCGAGTACTTCACGACCATCTCCGCGACGGTCGGCGGCACGACGACGGGGATCTGGGGCTCTGCGCCTGGAGTCACGTTCAACGGCACGGACAACCAGATCCCGTTCACCGCGACCTCGGGGCTTCTGCGCCAGATCATGGGCCTGTCCACCCTCACGGCGGGTGTCGAGCAGTTGGTGATCTGGATGCTGATCTCTCATCCAGCTCCCATCACGGCGGGGGCGCTGTTCTGGTGGGGCCTGTCGAGCGAGACGACGATGGGCGGCTGGGGCCTGCATAGCCTCGTCTCGAACAAGCTGCTCCAGTGGCGCCAGCGTGGCGTCGGGTCGTCAGCCGTGCAGCAGGTGGCCGTCAATTCCACGCTGCGCGCCGCAGGTTTCGAGGGCTCGACCACGACGAACACCCGCTCGGCCCTGGCGCTCGAGATCATGCGCTCCGCGGCGTACCCGGGGTATCTCGAGATCACCGGGTACAAGAAGAACGTCGCCGTCGCCGGTGCGCTGACGCAGAACGATTGCTTCTGCCAGTCGATCATCGAGGCGCACGACTCCTCGACGGCTCTGCCGAACTACAACACATCCGGAGCCTTGACCTTCGGGGCGCAGCCGACGACGAACCAGAGCACGTTCAACTCGCGCCTTCCCTCCGGGTGGGCTCTGGCGAACGTCGGCTTCCAGCGACGAAAGACCGCCTCCCGAGGAATCGGTGGCCGGATCGTGCGCGACATCTACACCAACTCCACCGCGGGAAGCCACTACCTGTTCCCGGCGTCGGCACTCGGAGCCTGAACCATGGCATGGAACATCACCTACACGGCCTGCGTCTACCACGATCAGCCGGCAAACACGAAGTACATCGTCGATGCCAAGCCGATGGCTCACTGGCTGCTCGGAGATCACGGCTACTTCACGAAGGACTGGAGCAAGTTCGGCGTCACCGATGCGGCTCTGGCGGTCGCCACCGCGTCATCGGCGTGGCTGACCAAGATGCAGTTGTTCCTCGGCCAGACGGGCTGGCAGGAGTTCTTGGCGCTGCGGAACAAGGGCACGAAGGTCTATTGGATGCCGGACGACCACGGATGGGGCGGCGACAACTGGGACCATACGGTCACTCGCGCGAACCAGAACGACACGATTGGCGCCTCCACGTCGGCAGATGTTCTGACGCACTGGACGAACGGATGCGCTGGGCACGACTTGATCCGCGCGGCCTACTTCGACAACCCGGCATCTCCGGGCGTGAACGGTGACATCCCAAAGAACATGGTCGGCACCGCGGCCGCGACGGACTACAAGATCCAGTATTTCGTCAAGGACTTCGGCTCGGGTGGCGTGGAGGGCGGGAACCTCATCCGCACGATCACCATCGACTGCATCTCCTACAAGAACAGCCAGAGCGACACCGACAACAACCTGAAGACGATGCTCGGGCCGGTGCAGAAGCAGTGGCTCTACAACAAGATCCGCGAAGCTGTTGCCCAAGGCTTCAAGCAGATCTGGATCATGTCGACGAAGGATCTGTTCAACGTCGACAACCTGGATGGCTGGTTCAAGTACGCCACCGAGCGCGACGAGATCCTGTCCACGATCCACGCCAACGGCTGGCCGGTGGTGTGGCACTGCGGCGACCGGCACTCACCCCACGTGGGGATCGCCTCCACGCGGGCAGGGGATGCGTACAACGCGCTTTCCCTCTGCCCGACATCCTTCGCGGTGCCGTTCGACGTGATGACCGCCTACGCGCAGAACGTCTGGCAGATCCGCACGAACAGTCAATACGTCTTCGGGAAGATCACCGTCGACGAGTCGTCGAGCAGCGTCCGCCATTCCGTCGTCGACGCCGTGAACGGTGCTGAGCTGTACGGCGTCAATGTGCCATTCGGGTCGGGTATGCCTGCATGAGCTTACCGTTCGTCGGCCCTAGCTACCAACTGCGGTCAAGGACCGCGGATGTTCAGCGCACGATCGGCATGGTCCCTGTGCCGATCGAGCCGGCGAACGCCCGTTCCCTGTGGACGTTCAAGGATGTCCCTGGCCTCGTTGAAGCGCACGATCTCGGCGGCCCAATCCGTGGCGCGAAGAACGTGAACGGCCGTCCGTTCGTCGTCGCCGGAAACAAGCTCTATGAGCTTACGGCCAATGGAACGGCCGTCGACAGCGGGGCCATCTCCAGCGCTTCCGGGCGGGTCGGGATGGCGTTCAACACCACCCAACTGGTCATATCGGACGGTCTGTTCCTGTACGTCAAGAGCCTATCCGGCGGATCCATCAAGACGATCCAGTTTCCGGGCAAGGCCGGGATCGACTACATCAACCAGTACATCGTGTTCGTCTACCGGGACTCGCAGCAATTCGGCTGGACAGCCCTCGGTGATGCGACGGACATCGACGCGCTGGACTTCGCCTCTGCCGAGTCTTCCCCCGACAACATCGTGGGCCTGATCGTGGACCACCGCGAGCTTTTGCTTCTGGGGGCGGACTCGACAGAAGACTGGCTCAACACCGGCTCTTCAGCGGTGTTCGAGCGCAACCAGGGGGTTGCCATCGAGGACGGCGCCGCATCAGAAGCGGCAATCGCGAAGTTGGACGGTTCCGTTTACTGGCTGACGGCTTCATCCCGTGGTCAAGGGGCTGTCCTTCGGCTTCAAGGCTACCAGCCCCAACGGGTGAGCACGCAGGCGATCGAGGAGATGCTGTCGGGGCTGGATCTGAGCCAAGCAACGGCCTTCACCTACGAGGACGAGCGCTCGGCGTTCTACTGCCTGAACGTTCCAGGTCTTGAAACGACGCTCGTGTTCGATGCGTTCACCAACCAATGGCACGAGCGCGCGGAACTTGTGAACGGCGAAACCAAGCCATGGAGGGCGACGACCCATCTGTTCGCCTTCGGTCATCACCTTGTTGGGGCCGATGACGGGAAGCTGTACCGGCTTGATCCGGGCGTCTCGAACAACGCCGGGGATCCTCTGCTCAGAGAGCGGGTGATGCCGGTATCGGCTACGCCGATGCGCGACCGCGTGCACTTCAGCCGGTTTGCGCTCGATTGCGATCGAGGTACCGGAGGAACGGTGCAGATGCGCTACTCCACGGATGGCGGACGACGCTGGAGCGAGTGGAAAACGCGCCACCTCGGGGATACGGGCGTGTTCCATCGAACGGTTCAGCTTCGGAGGCTGAGCGCCGGGCGGGATCTCGTGATGCACGTCCGCTGCACGGACGATGTGCCGTTCAACCCGATCTCAGGGGTGGCGGAATGAGCCTGAACGGTCAATCTGCACGGGTACCCATCGGCTACGCCACGCTCGGAGGGCAGCAGGTGCCGGTCTACATCGACACGTCCTGGTACACGTACCTCGTCCCATCGCTCACGCAGCAAGTTGGAGGGACATCGACGCTCTCGCAGGTCGCGGCCCAAGTTTCTGCTCTTCAGGTTGCTCTCGCCGAGCTTTCCGCTTCCATGGTGGACGTGTACTGATGCAGCACTTCATGCGCATCTCCACGGGCGTCGACACGACCCCCTTGCTTCTTTCCATCATGCGCCGGCCGGAACTGTGGAAGGAAGACACCTACCTGCGCGACTACCCGCAAGGGCCGTTCGGGGAGGTGGAGTCGATCATCCTCAGGTTCCCCCCTCGTTCAGTCCATGAGACCGAGGAGGCGATGCGCCAGCATCTATCGGGAGTGGATCAGCACGAATGCGTCGACCAGCCCGTCTACAAGCTGCTCCCAGAAGCCAGGAGCCTTGTCATGAACCTCATGCACTACGTCGGAGGTGAGAGGCTTGGCAGGGTGATGATCAACAAGATCAAGCCGGGCGGCGTGATCTTCCCTCATGCGGATACCCCGTCTCATGCGGAGTACTACTCCCGCTTCCATATCGTGCTCAAGAGCGAGCCCGGCGTGATCTTCCGGTGCGCGGATGAGCGAGCCTACTTCGAACCTGGATCTGTGTTCTGGTTCAACAACAAGCTGGAGCACGAAGTGCTGAACAACAGCAACGACGACCGGATCCACATGGTTTGTGACATCAGGACGAGCCGATGAGCGCCTACGCTGTTGAACGCTGGCGCGACATCAAGAGCGAAATGCTCCCGATGCTCGTCGAGCACTGGAAAGAAGTGGCGCTGAACCATGCCGACGTTCCGCTGGACATCGACGAAGAACGATATGACGGCCTGGATGCGGTGGGGGCGCTGCACATCCTGACCGTCCGCCGAGCCGGAAAGCTCATCGGCTACCACGTCGCGATCGTCAGCGGACATCTCCACTACAAGAGCACGCTGCACGGCATCACGGACGTGTACTACATCGCTCCCGAGCATCGTCATGGGATCACCGGCATGCGCATGTTCCAGGCGGTGGAGTCGGAACTGAAGAAGCTGGGCGTCAGAAAGCTGTTCACCGCAACCAAGCTGCACATGGACCAAGGCCCGCTGTTCGAGCGCCTGGGCTATCGGCCGGTGGAACGGTTGTACGCGAAGTTGATTTGAGAGGGAAAGCATGGTCGCCGCAGCAATCGTAGGGTCTGCCGTTGTAGGTGGAGCGGTATCCGCCTATGGCGCCAACAAGGCCGCCGGAGCGCAGAGGGACGCAGCAAATCAGGCCGATGCGACCCAGCGCTACATGTACGACCAGACCCGCGCGGATCAGGCGCCGTACCGGGAAGCCGGCTACGGCGCGCTTTCGCGGATGTCGACGCTACTCGGGCTGAGCGGCGGGAACGAGAACTCACGGTACTTCGGCAGTCTGAACCGCCGGTTCACCGGCAAGGATCTGGCAAGCGACCCCGGATACCAGTTCGGCCTGAATCAGGGCTTGGACGCGGCGCAGAACAGCGCAGCCGCAAGGGGCGGCTTGTACTCAGGCGCAACCCTCAAGGCCCTGACCCAGTTCGGCAACGACTACGCGACGACGAAGTTCGACGACGCCTTCAACCGCGACATGGCGCAGAAGACGAGCCAGTTCAACCGGCTCGCTTCTGTCGCAGGACTTGGGCAGACGAGCCTCGGTCAGGTGAACACCGCCGGCATGAACGCAGCGAACAACATCAGCGCCAACCAGATCGGGGCAGGGAACGCTAGGGCCGCGGGGTATCTATCGACCGCCAACGCCATCGGCAACGGCATCAACCAGGGGACGGCTTGGTGGCTCAACAGCGGGCAGACGAACCCGCTGACCAGCCCCAACGCTTCCGGGGCGTACGGGAACGTCTATGGCGATGGGGCGGGTATCGATCCCTACGGCTACCTCGGCGGCGCCGGGACGGCTGGCGACTACTCGGATGCTAGGTTGAAGACGGACATCCGCAGGGTCGGCACGACCGATGAGGGGCTGCCGATCTACATCTACCGCTACAAGGCCGGCGGCCCGTACCGCATGGGCGTGATGGCGCAGGAACTCGAGGCTGTCGATCCGGAAGCGGTGACGTACGACGCGCACGGCCTGCGCATGGTGGATTACACGAAGGTGCGGTGATGCCGATCGATACCAGCCTGTACCAGAACCTGCTTCGGCCCCCGAAGTCCGTCGCGGACTACCAAGCCGACATCCAGCAGGCCGAAGGCAACGCCCTGGCGCTGCAGCAGAACAAGATGAACCTCCTCGCAGCAAAGCAGGCGATGGAGGACGACCAGAGGCTTCGCGAGCTGTACGCCCGGCCTGACTTCGACCCGCTCTCTCAATCCGGCGTGAGCGACGTGATGCGCGTGTCTCCTAAGGCGGGCATGGCGCTGCAGAAGTCGATCCTCGACGCGCAGGAGGTGAAGGCCAAGACCACGAAGGCGCAAGCGGAGGCCGAGAAGGAGCAACTGCAGACCGCCATCGCCAAGCAGGCGCAGATCGCGCAGGCCGCAGGTGCTGCGGTGGATCAAGCGTCGTGGGACAGGGGCTTGCAGATCGCGCAGTCACTTGGGGTTGACATCTCGAACGTGCCGCGGCAGTTCGATCCGCGTGTTGCGGAGCAGATCCGCAATCAGGCGATGACCGGCGCGCAGCAGCTGGAACAGTACTGGAAGCAGAAGGGCTTCGACCAGCAGGAGCATTTCCACCAGGACGACGTCGCAACGACACGCCGGGGACAGGACATCACCGCGGCGACGGCTCGGCGCGGCCAGGACATGGTGGACGCAAGGTCGAGGGAGCAGAACACGCTGACCAAAGAGGCCGGCCGGTCTCAGGTTATCGACACGCCGAACGGCGTGATCATCGTTGACAAGGGCACGGGCACCTCCAAGCCGGTTGTCGGGTCAGACGGTGTGCAGGCGCAGGGCCACAACTCGGCCATCATCCCGGCGCAGAAGATGGCTGACCAAATCGGCGCCAACATCAGCATGGCGCGCGATCTGCTGCCGAAGGCAACAGGGTCAGGGATCGGCGCGAGGGTCGACCAAGCCATGAATTTCGTTGGCAAGACCAACGAAGGCGACATCGCCGCGAGCCAACTCGAAACGCTTGCTGGTTGGCTCACCTCCAACGTGCCGCGCATGCAAGGCCCGCAGTCCGACAAGGACACGGCGCTTTACCGGCAGATGGCCGCGCAGGTCGGGGACAGGACGAAGCCGGTTTCCGTCAGGCTGAAAGCTCTCGACACGCTCGAGGGCCTCCAGCAGAAGTACGCGGAGGCCAACCACGTCATGTACCAGCCAGCAAAGAGCAAGTCCAACCTGACGCCGGCTGAGCAGGCGGAACTCGAGGCGCTGCGCAAGCGGTTCGCACGCTGATGGACGACCTGGAAGAACTGCAGTCCCTACGCCGGCTGGCTGAGCTCGAAGCCAAGGCCGCCACCCCAGCAGGCAAGACGCTCGACCCGGCGGCCGAGTACGACAAGCTGCGCCAGCAGGGCAGGGAACAGGACGAAGGTCTGCTCCGCTCTGCTGCTGGTATCGGGGCAACGCTCCTGAAGCCTGTTCGCTGGGCATCGGATGCCATCGTGCCGCCGAAGAACGGCGAACTGAACCCCGTCTCGTCGTACCTCAACCGCATCGACGATTCCTTGAAGTGGCTGGACGACAGGAACAAGGACAGCGGGCGCTACACGGCCGCGAAGGTGACGGGCGACATCCTCGCGACGGCACCGGTCGGTGGGGCGCTGGCGGAAGTCGCGCAAGGCCTGAAAGCCGGGCCGGCAGTCGTCAACGCTCTGCGATCAGGGGGGTTCGAGACCGGGCTGAATCCCACGACAGCGCTCGGCAAGGTTGGCGATCTCGCTCTGCGCGCTGGCGCCGGGGCAACGACGGGAGGTGTTTCCGCTGGCTTGATCGACCCAAGTCAAGCCAAGACGGGCGCGGTCATCGGTGGCGCGCTTCCGGTCAGCGTCAAGGCGGCCGGGGCGGCGGGTAGTGCCATCGCCAACACCCTCAAGGGCGATGTGTCTCCAGAGGTGGCCGACCTTGCCATGCGCGCTAAGCAACTTGGCATCGACATACCGGCCGATCGGATCGCAAACAGCAAGCCGCTCAACGCCACCGCGGCGGCGCTGAACTACGTCCCCTTCAGTGGCCGGCAGGCGGTCGAGGCCCGCATGCAGGACCAGTTGAATCGAGCGGTGTCGCGGACGTTCGGTCAGGACTCGACGAATGTCACGCAGGCGCTACGGAAGGCAGACGATGCGCTGGGGGCGAAGTTCGATGCGTTCCTGCAGTCCAACAAGGTCTACGTCGACAAGACCTTCCTGCACGACCTTGCAGAGTCGGCGAACCAGGCCACGAAGGAGCTTGGCGCTGACGGCGCAGCCGTTATCAAGAACCAGGTCGATGAGATCGTTTCAAAGGCGGCGAACGGCGAAATCGACGGACAGGCGGCCTACAACATCAAGAGGGTGCTCGACCGCATCGGCAGGCGCAACAGCCCGGAGGCCGGGTATGCGCTGGACCTGAAGCGCAAGCTGATGGACGCGCTGAACCGATCTGTCGGGCCTGAGAGCGCTCAAGCATTCGGTGAACTGCGGAAGCGGTACGGGAACATGCTCGAGCTTCAGAAGCTGGCCACGAACGGCGCCGAGGGCGACATCTCCATCGCGCGCCTCGCGAATCTGAAGAACATCGGCAGCGACGATCTACAGGAGTTGGCAGACATCTCGGCCCAGTTCCTGAAGCCGCGTGAGGGCCAGCACGGCGCGGCTCAGCGGGCCTTGGCCGGCGGAATCACGCTATGGCTGACGGGGCCGAAGGGGTTGGTGGCCGGGGCGACCGCGGGGAGGGCTGCGAATGCTTTCCTCGACAGCGATCTGGCGCGCCGCGTTGCGCTCGGTCAGACGAACCCGGAACTTCTCAATCTTCTTCGAGAGACCACGCCGGTCCTTCTTCGTCCGGCGCCGGTTCTCTCGGCGGAAGGAACTCCTTGATGAAGCCCCAGATGAACGCCCCGACGATGAGCACGACGGCCTTCAAGATCACCCAGTCGATGTAATCCATGGCCTACCTCCTCGAAAACATCCCCGTCCGCCATCTCGACAACAACGGCAACCCGATCTCCGGCGTTCGTCTGTACACCTACGCGGCCGGCACGACGACCAATCTTGCCACATACACCGACGCCACCGGCGCAACTGTGCTGCCGAATCCGATCGTCGCGGACTCACAGGGCTACTTCCCGCAGATCTGGGGCGGATCGGCGGCCTACAAGTTCGTGGCCAAGAAGCAGGACGGCACGATCGTATGGCAGCGCGACAACGTTCGCGCGGCAATCGCCGACATGCTGGGAGAGCTCGCGTCCACATCCGTCGGGAAGGGGGCTGCGCTCGTCGGGTTCAGGCTCAACACGGTTTCCGGCGCCCTGCGCAACCTGAACGACCGCCAACTTGAGAATCTCTCAATACTCGACTTCGCAGGCGCAGATCCGACCGGACAGAATGACATCTCTGCCGCGCTTCAGGCTGCGATAGATCGTGCCGCAAGCCTGTCGTCAAGTTTGTTCCAGACGCCTGGGATTGGCATCTATTTCCCGATCCTCCAATCCACGGCTACGGACGGCTATAGCGGGACGTACTACATCAACGCAAACGTGACGGTTCCGTCGACGCTTGACGGACTTGGCCTGTACGGACACCCCGGTAAAGGTCCGCGCCTGGTGTTCGGGCCGAGCGGCAAGATCACCGTCGGCGGCGTAGATGCGGCAGATCCGACACATCGGTTCGTCATGGCGCATCTGATGTGCGTTGCACAAGACGACACCAGAACCGACACGAAGTGTCTTGAACTGCAGACCTGCAGCGCCGTTCAAATCTACGGCTGCATATTCAGTGGGTTCAATATCGCGATCGACGCCTATCGCGTCACGCGATCGGTGATCAGGGATAACCACTTCTATAACTCCGCGCGCACGACGAACGCCGCCACTGCCGCCATTCGACTTGGCGGGACATCTGCCGGGCGCTGCGCTGGCGTTCATATCGTGCATAACGAGTTCATCGGCAACGCCGCTGAGCCGAGCATGGTCGCGGCGCAGGTGTTGGTGAATGCGGTAGATGGCTTGTACCTCGATACGAACCACTACACCCAGCAAGTCGACGCTTTGCGGGTCGAGCCGTTGGGAACGTCGGTCGCGAACTTCATCAGCGACATCAAGGCGGACAACGAGTACTACGACAACCCGGCCACTGATGGGCGCAACGTAGCCATTACTGGGACGGTGGCCGCGGGCGGCACGTACCAGAATATCGAGTTCACTGGATGCCTTTTCCGCGGCGCGCTCTCGGCGAAGAACTGCATTCGTGTGGACATCGCGGATGCCGGCGGCTTCAGCTCTGGCGGCAAGCGGGTAGAAAACATCCGCATCAACGGCGGAACGCTCAGGCAGGCGAATGACACTGCGCTTCTCGCGCTTGGGAACTCTGCTGGAAAGCTGGAGGTGTACGGCCTCTCGGTGCAGGGCGCCATTCTCGAGCGGAACAACTCTGCCGGTACGGCTGCAGCCTCATGCGCTTCAGTGCAAGTCGAGGGCTTCACTTGGCTCGGGAACACCGTGCTACCGGACACGGTTGCATCGACAAACCTTGTCTCCGTCAACCTCTCGCTTGCGGAGTCCGGTAAACCATCATTCACCTACGGACGCAATGACTACTCCAAAGCGAACAACACAGGCGATGCTTACAACCTGACCTCAACCGTCGGGGCGCAGGTATCAGGCGGTGGCGACATCTTCCCTGGCGCCGGGTTGGACATCGATCAGGTTTACAAGACATCGACGACCGGGAAAAGCCCGAAGATCATCTGGCAGATGTTCATCTCTGGAGACGGGCAGCTAGGCCAAGTGAAAGCACTCACGCAGGGCTGCAGCACTTCGGGCACCGCTGGTTCCGTGCGCGCGATCTATGAGAACCGCGCGGGCTTCTACCGTGAATCTGCCGGCAATCTGGCGCTCACTGGAGCTTCTGAAATATTCGCGCACTCCGTCATCACCGGCCACAGCACGCCGGTGACGTTGACACGTCTTACAGGCCCCGCCTGGGCGGCCACCACTGCGCTGACCGCGGGCGATCGCGTCGTTTCGGGTGGCCGCATGTATCTCGCCATGACGAACGGCACCACGGGCGGATCGGATCCCACACACACCGCTGGCGTCGTAACGAATGGGTCTGTTGATCTTGGGTACGTCGCGGACGAGGCTCCGAATACGGTTGCCATCGTCGTTTGTGGTCAAGGGTCGACGGACATGAGCTGGTCTTCATGGGTTCAAGCCATAGTCACGCCATGAACAGGTGCGCTTTCACTCAGGACAGATGGTGATGGAAGAACGACACGAGACGCTCGTAGCAGTCACAAAGGGCGCCTCGGTGTGGGCCGCCGTAGGGATCACGTCATGGAGCGAAGCCGCAGCGGCGGCTGCTTTCTGCTACACGGTGATCCTGATCTGCGAATGGGTATGGAAGCGGCTCCTCCGGCCGATGCTTGAGCGGCGCGGGGTCATCGCGCCGAAGGCGAAAGCCGAGGAGTAGCCGATGGATCGCCGCCGAGTGCCGAAGTCCCATGCGCTGCTGGTGGACGAGATCAACGCGCTCGACCAGCCAGACAAGATGCTGCTGTCCCTTCGCTTCGAACACAGCATTCTTGACCTCGACATCCTGGCCCGGATGCTGACGCTCGCCGGCTACCCGATGACCGAAGCGCAGGCCGAGCGGCAACTGAACAGCGCGCTGGCGCAGGTGATGGGAGAGCTCCGGTGAACCTAAGTCCGCACTTCACGCTTGACGAGATGCTCGTCACCACGCACAGGGAGATCGACAACAGCCATCCTCCTGCCGAGGTGGTCGAGGCGCTGAAGCGCACGGCGCGCGGCCTTGAGACGGTGCGAGCTCGCCTCGGCGGGATGCCGATCATCATCACCTCTGGATGGCGGTGCCCTGAGCTCAACGCAGCCGTTGGCGGGCAGAAGACGAGCCAGCACCTGATCGGCGAGGCCGTGGACTTCCTCTGTCCACGCTTCGGCCGCCCGCTGGACATCGCCTACGCGATCCGCGACACGGCCGAGATCGACTTCGACCAGGTAATCGCCGAGTTCACCAGCCGCGACAACGGCGGATGGGTCCACATCAGCTTCAGCCGCCACCCGCGCCGACAGGCTTTCCGCATCGAGCGGGCCGGCGCCATGCCCCTGCATTGACCATGAAGCTGATCCCCGAATGGCGCCGCGCCTGGCGCATGTTCAGCGTGCAGATGATGGCCGCCGCAGCCGCTTTCCCAGCGCTGTGGGCGAGCCTGCCTGACGAGGCGAAGGCGGCGTTGCCGCACGGCGTGCAGGTCTGGATCCCCACCGTGCTGCTGGTGTGCGGGATCGTGGGGCGGCTGGTCAAGCAGCCGAAGGTGAGCGGGTGATGGCGGCCGGCGCCGGCATTTCACCGGCTCGGGGACCAACCGCGCTCCCTATGCGGCCCGTAGGGTGAGGGCGCCTCGCGGCAGCCGGTGTTCGCGGGAATGAGTGCCCGCAGGACGTTACGCCGCCACGTGTCCGCTACGTAGCGATTGCGGCGCTTGACGCCGGCCCATACCTCAGCTTCTGGCCCTCACGACTGCTCCCATCCGGCTTCGTCAGAAGCCTTGCGGCAGAGCTTCCGGCTCACGCGGCGGGAGCATGCGTGAGGAGGCCGCTTACGGCGGCCAGTCGTTTGGTATGGATCGGTCAACCTACCCCAAGCCCCGTCTTGGCGGGACGCGCAATTGTCGCTGTTCCTCGGCCACGAAGAAAGACCCGCCCGCCGGCCCCCGCTGGGCGCCCGGGAGGAAGTGGGCGCCGGGAGGTTTGGGGCCGGCACCGCTAGCGCGGCAGCATGGGCGGCAAGGCGGGCAGGATAGCCGGGCAGGGCGCTATGCTGTGCCGACGCTGTGTGACGTAGTGCGGCTCACCGCTGCTTCAAGCAGGTCGTCACGAGTTTCAGGATCGCCCGGCAGCCAGTGCGCGCCATCATCGCCTGTGGACTGCGACGCAAAGCACTGCAGGCAGAAGGCGCCGAGACCTGACTCAACCCATGTCGTCATCGTCTCGTTGTTGAACGCATGCACGAGCCGCGAGCAGGCGACGCAATGCACGTTGGTTCGCGCCAGCGGGTGATCGTCTGGCAAGCAATCGGTGATGTGGCTATGGATCAGCGGCTCGTGTGGATCGGTGTTCATGACGGCTTCTTGCGATCGACCTCGCGCCAGTTGCTCGGGTTGTGCTGCGTGACCTCCTCCGCGCTCTCCGGAAGGTCGCGCCATTCGATCGTGTCGAGCAGCGGCTGCGCCTGATCGCCGTAGCGCTCGCGGGCGGTCTGCTCGCTCATGCGGTAGCGGGTGGGGCGCAGCTTCCCCGCGTCGTCGGGGATGAGCCAGCGGTAGAAGGCGGTGGGCTTCATGGGGTGGAGTGTGCCGAACCCGCGCCACCCCACGCCGGGATGTGCCGTAGGCGTGCCAAGATCATGCCGATTTCGGGCGTTTTCGCTTCGCTAAGTCGTTGATTTGTAAGACCTGCGCGGTGCGGGAACGTTTTGTGATTCTGGTTGTCGTGGGTTC